CAAATGCCAAAACTGCCAAATATTTGTTTGATGGATGCACAAGTTTAGAGAGTGTAAATCTTAAATCAGATAAATTAATTGATGGTGTATGTATGTTTAATAATTGTAAAAGTTTATCTAACTTACCAAATATAGATTTATCAAATTTAGAGTTGGGTGGCGGTATGTTTGCTAATACTCCAATAACAGAAATACCTAACTATAATTTAAAGAAATGTAGGGATTTTAGTGTAACGTTTCAATATTGTAAAAATTTGGTAGCACCTGTTGATTTAGAATTGGATAGCGCTACTAATTTATATGCTATGTTTGATGGATGCACATCATTGACAGATGTAAAATTGAAAAATCTGAATAATGTAACCAATATGCAAGCGGTGTTTAATGGATGCACAAATTTACAAAAAGTAGAACTAATAAATACTAATAAATTAGAAACTGCACAAGGTCTTTTTCTAAATTGTGATAATTTAACTGATGTTGTAATTACTGATTTGGAAAATTTAGAAAATGCAGTTAATATGTTTAATGATTGTTCTAAATTAAAAAATTTGACATTTCCTTCCAATACCAATAATTTATTAACTATGGCTTATATGTTTTGTGGTTGTTGTGGATTAACTGAAATACCTTATTTTAACACAAGTAATGTAACTGATATGGAAAATTGTTTTGATTATTGTTATAAAATAAAGACAATACCACAATTTAATTTTAAAAACGTAAGTGATATTTCGTCTATGTTTAAAAATTGTTATAGTTTAGAAACTATACCTTTGCTTGATTTTTCATCTGTACGATATTGTAATTTTACTTTTTACACTTGCTCTTCATTAAAAAATTTAGGTGGTTTTAAAAATTTAAAGGTTGATTTGGGTTTAGCAGACTCATCAAAATTAACATATCAATCTGTTTTGAATGTTATAAATAATGCTTATGATTTCAGAGCAAATGGCAGTACTACCACCCAAACAATAAAATTACATAGTGATGTATATGCTCTATTAAGTGATGATGATTTTGCGTTAGCTAATAATAAAGGTTGGGTAATAAGTAAGTAATTATGATACAGATAGAAGATAAAAATAATGATGTAATATATATAAATAGCAATGGTGTTGCTATAAGTGATTATGTAAGTGGTGTGTATTACGATAGCACAATAAATGCCCTTTATGATAGGTTGGAAGAGTTACAGGATATAACCAATAATTTTGTAAATAAAGAAGATTTCAATAACTATTATAATGAAATAAATAACTCATTAAATGAGATAGTAAAAATATTAGGTAACTATGATTAAACTAGAAGATAATATTATAGAAGTTGAAAATAAAAATTATAATGGTGAATATATTACCTTAGACGATTTGGAAAAGGTAAATAAAAAGGTTGATGCAGATATTGATAGTATAACATCTAAAATTGATAACTATGTTTTATCTGTTATATTTAATGCAGATATGCAAGAAATGTTAGCAAACATAGAAGAGTTAAGGAATAAAGCAGAAAATATTCCTGTTGTTGAAGAGAAAATTGATATGTCAACAGGTGAAGTTAAAATATATGGTAGTACCTTTACCTATCTGCCAAAGATATTTGATTACTCCAAAGTTGAATATATTGGTTTTGCTATACAGCATTTTCCTAATTTGGAGAAAATTGAATATCTAGACACCTCAAATGCTATTTCATTTTATAACTTATTTTTAGACTGCCCTAATTTAAAAAGTATAAATAAATTGGAATGTGGTAAGTTGGATGATGGTTTTGATATTACCAATGTAACCCTAACTAATGTAGGTGGGTTTAACAATAACAAGCATACTTTTTCAGTTAAATTAAATTTGGACTATGATACCAAAGAGAACATTTTTAATATCACAAATTATTTATTTGATTTCGTTGAAAATGGTATAACACCTCAAACGGGAGAAGGGATTTGTAACATATATATTAACAGAGATTTTTTTGATAGTGAAAATATAGATATAGAATTGGAAATAGCAAACACAATTTATGTAGGAGAAAGAAAAGGATGGCAGGTTAATATTCAGACTTACTAAAATTAAAGGGAACAAAACAAGTTCCCTTTTTTTTCTATTTTCAATAAAATTAAGATAAATGCAAGCAATATTAGAGAATAATTTAACACATTTTACCCAATATTATGACGAAATTGAGGTAAATAAAGTTAATCCAATCTTTTCACAGATTAACCTAAATTTAGCTGATTTGGAAGATGGAGAATACACCCTATTTGTATTAGATAACCTAAACCAAATTATAGTAAAAGAATTAGTGAAAATAGGAACAAATAACAATAATAAAAGAGTAAGAAATTATATACAATATGTCAGATAATATATCTTTATTTTTAACCGCCGTTGAAAAGCAAGTAACAAGTAATATAATCAGTCCAAAAGAAACTAAAAGTAATAAAGATTTCGTAGTATGGGGTGATGGCAATAAATTTCCAAATTACCTTATGGAATGTTATAATAACTGCCCTACCCTTCAATCAATAATCAATGGAACAGCCGATTATGTATGTGGTGATGATGTAATAGTTAATAACATTATGTTTTCTAAAAAAGTTAACAATAATGGAGAAACTATGAAAGAATTAATAAGCAAAATAGCGCTTGATTACCTTATTTTCGGTTGCTATGCTCTTCATATTCTCCGTAACTATAAGGGTGAAGTAGCTGAATTATATTGGGTAGATGTGACCAAATTAAGAAGTGATGAAAAGAATGAGGTGTTCTATTATAGTGATGATTGGAATAAATCTTACGGCCGAGTTAAGACCTTACAATACCCCAAATATAGCGAAAGTGATGAAAATACTAGTTCAATTTTCTTTTATAAAAACAATCAAGCAAGGACAACTTACGGCACACCGATTTGGTCTGCATCATTGAAAAATGTAGCAATTGAAATGGGTATTACCAATTTCCATTTAAATGAGTTAGAAAATAACTTTATGGGTTCAAAACTTATTAGTTTCTGCAATGGTATTCCCGATGAAAAACAGAAATCAGAAATTGAAAATGCCATAAATGAAAAATTTAGTGGCAATGAAAATGCAGGACGTATATTAATTAGTTTTGCTCAGCATAAAGATAACGCTCCTATCGTTAGTTCATTAGCAACAGATGATTTTGATACAAGATATGAAACATTAGAGAAAAGAAATAAAGAACAAATATTTGTAGCTTTTAGAGCAACACCTGTTTTGTTTGGTTTAGTCACTGAAAGCAATGGTTTTGCTACCAATGAATATAGAGATAGTTACAAAATATATGCCAAAACCGTAGTAAATCCGATACAGCAAAATATAGTAGCTACTATAAACAAAATTATTGGCGAAAATGGTATAGAAATTAAACCTTTTAGCATAAATTTTGATGAAGATAACAATAACGAAAAGCAAATAATTGATTAATACAATGGCAAAATATAATGATGTGCTCTTGACAAGCGAAGAGTTAATTAGAACCTATACAAACATAGATGATAATGTAGATAGCAAGTATATACTCCCTTCAATCTATATGGCTCAAAAAAACGATTTAGAGGGTATTTTAGGCACCAAATTAGTAACCAAATTAAAACAGATGGTATATGAAGATAGTATTGATGATAATGAGAAATACGCTGAATTGCTAAATGACTATATTAACGATTATTTAGCTTATGCAACTATTGTCAGACTAATACCAATAGTAGAATTTAAAATAGGTAATACAGGTGTGATTTTGAATAAAGATGAAAAGATGGAAAAGAATAGTTTTTCTGAAACCTTTTCATTAGTTGATTATTATTCAAATCAGAGAGATTATTTGGCTTACAGATTACAAAAATATTTGCTTGAAAACTTTTCATATTTCGCAGAACTTACAGATAATGATATAGCAGATGTTAAAGCAAACCTGTTGTATAGTGCCAATTGTGCCATCTATTTAGGCGGTAAAAGGGGTAAAACAATAATTTAATTAAGTATATTTCAAATAAACGAAAATGACTTTATTAGATGTTGTAAATAAAATAAAGGATAGTGCAAAAACTATGCCTAATATTAATACTATATATGAAGGTAGTGTATATGATTTAAATGCACTACCTAACGTAAGATATAATGCTATTGTAATAACACAGGGACATCATACAATTGACGAAAATTTTGCTTACTATAATTTCAAAATCTTTTACGTTGACAGAAAGTTGGACGAAGATACTAGATTAAGTAAGCAAAGCAATGCTATTACAATACTCCATAATATAGTTAATAAAACAGGTCTAGACTTTGACGATTTAAAGGTAACTACCTTTGAACATAAGTTTAAGGACGATTGTGTTGGTGCTTGGGTTGACGTAACATTTGGTGTAAATAATGAATTAGGATTGTGTAATTATTGATATTATGGAAAGATTTAGACTTCGTTCAGAATATGTTAAATTAACTTTGGCTGTAATACTATGTGTGTTTGGCTGTTTAATGCTTATATTTGGCTTTTTTGCCCCTCCTGTGGGAGAAATACATAACTCTGTTTTGGTTGCTTTTGGTGAAGTTGCCACATTTGCAGGCTCTATTTTAGGTTTGAATTATATCTATAGTACCAAAATGAAACAGATTGAAACAGATTTAAAGAGACAATACAATGAAAAAAAGTAGTTTATTATTAGTATTATTATTTTTCATTTCTTGCGGAACTAGCAAATATATACCAACAGATACAAAGGAAGTCATTGTTTATAGGGATAGTATCATATATTTAAAAGATACAATAAAAATAGACGTTCCAAAGATTATAGTAAAGGAAGTAGTTCCAATGGTTGATACCTCATACCTTAAAACAGAAATTGCGGAAAGTATTGCTTTTCTTGATACGTTGAATAAAGAAATAGTTCACACCTTAGAACAAAAGGGTAAATTAAAAGCACCAATAGATACCTTACTAGTTGTTGAGTATAAAGACAGGGAAATAGAAAAAGAAATCATAAAGGAGGTTGAAATAGAAGTTCCGAAATATAATGGATTTTTTTACTTTTTACTTAGTTTTTTTGTATTATGCTTATTATATTTTATATTCAAAATTTTAAATTAAATCTCACAAAAAAGTGAGATTTTTTTATTATTTCCACCAAATGTTTTAAGGTTGAAATGCCGTTTTCCACCAAATTTAATCTCACTAAAAAAAGTGAGATTTTTTTTTATCTTTTTTATACCAAAATCGTTTTTCAAGTATTGTTATAGTAGAGTACTCACAACAATAATAACTAAACAAAAAACTATTAAAAGATATATCAGATATCAGTAATGTAAACGGCAGAACTGAGGGGTAACATATAAACCTTTTTTCTAATCTTATCAGACTTTTCTGCAGTAGTTTTTGGTAAATAGATATATCTAGTTTCAATGTTGTTAAAATCTAATTTAGATAAATCCCAAAATGCTATTTTACCATCTGTAAAAGTGTTCACGTAAAATGGGTTTGATGAACGTTGAAATAAGCTATTTTTCTTTTTTTCCTCTAAATACCAACTATCGTAGGCGGTTGAACTATATTCTCTGTCCTTTGCCTCCATTATGTACCTAAAAACATTATTGGTAGTGCTAGCAGTTAAATCCATTTCAATATCAATGGTATCACAATCTTCAATATGTTGTGTGTAGGTATGTGTATGTGCAGAAAAAATAATATCTAATGCGTTAATTACTTTATTTTGTCCAATTTTATCATATTCATTATATATATTCATAGAATAATTCCCTTTTAATATAAATATACAGAAATGAGAAAAAACTCAATATAGACGAAAAAAAATTGAAAAATTTTATCTATTTAATATACACAAAAGAAATATTAGGCATAAATATTGTAGAAAAAATAGATGATTACCCAATACTTAAAAAAGAAATTGAGATACTAGAAGATATAGCATACAAAAGAGAATTTGAATTATTTACAAATGGTATTACAGATGATACAGAACTAATAAATCAGATTAAAAGGGTTGATGAAATAGCGTCCCAAATAAGTGATTATAGGCGCAGTTTATTTTATTTCGGTAATAATGATGATGAGGTGTTTTTATAAAAAAAACTCCCCTGCCAAATTACAGGGGAGAGAGAGTAATTAACAACAAAATATTAATAATTTAAATTATGAATGAAAAAATAGAATGTGTCCCCGTGGGAGGGGCATATATATAAACTATGAACAAAACAATCTTTATTTGCATTACAAAGATAGTATATAATTTTAACATATCAAAATAAATTATTAACTTTTTTAATATTTTTTTTCATACATTATTTCTGTATATTTATACATATTTATTTGTATATTTATACAATTTATTATTCATTTTATGTAAGTATTTTTTACTATATTATTTACTTTGAAGTATATTGATATATCTTTAAAGAAAAAGAATAAATATGAAAGATGGAAAGTACTTTAAATTTAGTGAATTTGTGAAGAGTGACACAGCTGATAGGCATAACATTGATAATTACCCAAAGAGCGCTGAAATAATATCAAATATATTTGATGTAATAATAGTAATGGATAAGGTAAGAACTCTGTGGAAAGAACAGATTATAGTAACAAGCGGTTACAGGTGTGACGAATTGAATGAATTGGTAGGTGGCGCTGAGAATAGCGGACATAAATACGGAAATGCGGCAGACCTCATTACCACCAATGGCAGAACAGCAGAGTTATTTGAATTTATGAAACAATTTTTGAAAGATAATAATATTCAATTTGATGAATTAATACTTGAGGATGGTTGGATACATTTCTCATTGAAGAGTTGGAAGAATGAACACAGAAAAAAAGTATTGATACTACAAAATTAATCCTGTAATTTAAGCAAAAAACAAGATATTTGTTTTAGATACATATATGGGTATTCTCAAAAATTAACGAGAATGCCCTTTTTTTGACCTCTGTTGAACTTTTACCTATTAGTTGGTATAAATGTACCTTGAACCAAAAATAATGCAATACAGAGCAAATTTCGAGGTTATTTAAAAAAAATCTCAAATAATTTGGAAATATCAATTATTTTGTGCTTAACGCGTACATACACGCGCACACGCGCGCGCGTACGGGTAATAATAACTTAGTTATATATATTAATAACTTTTTTATTAATAATTAAGATATAAATATAATATTAAATTTTTAAGATTAAAATTTATTTTAAGATTAAAAATTTTACAAAAATATATATTCTTTATTTTTAAAAAGAAATAATAACTAGAGTATAAATTATATTAATGATTTTTTTATTAATAACTAGAGTATAATTTAAATAATAATTAATATAATAATAATTTATAGTATTAATAAACGCGCACGCGCGTAGGAGGAACAAATTACTCAAATTCTCATTTCAAAAGTCATAAAATTGGTTATTGATAGCTCAACTTGATAGATAGTTTCCGAATACCCTATTAGAATCCAAATTCTTAATCATTTAAAAAAAGAAAAATATGAATGTGAAATTTAGGGATTCTCCCTAAAACCCTACTATGCAGAATGTGTAAAGAAGTTACCATTGCTATCAATTATAGCCAAGTTTATATTTCAAAAGATTTGAATAATTGACTAAAATTCCAAGTTAATTATAATAATATCTCAACGCAACTAAATTAAATCATCATTACATCCTGTTTATTAATACTACAGGAATGCTGTGGGCGCTGTGCCTTTTGCCCTGTGCGCTGTGGGCGCTATGTGTGCGCTGTGCGAAACATTCGATTTAAGTGCATTTTTAGCCCCTACATTGCATTTTCTCCCTGTGGGTGGTACATTTGCCCACCGAGAAATTTTTATGCGATTGTAGAGCAAATTTTGGGGTATTGGATTTTGCTATTAATGAACAGGTATAAATATTTAACAAAAAAAGGAGGTTTTTAGTCCTCCTTTTCCCTTGTCTTGATAATGTGGAAGTATTGTTCAAATTGCTCATTGGTTATCTTTATCTTGTTAATTCCTTTTTCATCATCTTCAACCTCCTGTTTTATATATCTAGCAAGTAAATTTAATATTTGGGTCATTCGCAAATGTTGTGATATCCATATCTCAATATCTTCTACAGATTGGGTTTTTAATGATTGATAGAACTTTAGTTTAGTAGAGTAATTTGAACCTTTTGCCCCAAGTTCATCAAAAAACAATTTCTCTTTTTTCATAATCTTAATATAGTTTTTGTAAATAAATTTTACTTTTTATAAATTGTATATTAATGCATAAAAAATAATCGTCAATTGACTACTATTTTATCCACCGACAAAAGTAGCCTGTTTAAAAACACAAACCAAAAATATTTTGTTAAAAAATGCAAATATCTAAAATTTATTTAGTAAATTTGCACGCGAGTTAGTAAACACAGAGTTTCAATTTTATTAAATTATTAGAAATGGCAAAAAAGAATAAAGTAAAAACAGAGTTAAGTAAATCAGTTGATTATTTGAATGATGAAATTATTCGCGGTTACATCAACTCATTTAGGAAAGATTTCACAAAAAATATTATTAAAAGATTGAAAAATGGTGAAATTGATATTAAAGAATCAATGCTATATGAATATGCTTGGATTGATAAGTACGTTGAAAAAAAGAAAAACTTTTGGTTCATTTATTTACAGCAAAGAATCTGCAGTAAAATAAACTACTATATAATGACCCACAGGGAATATGAAGGAATGCTTGCAAACTACAAAAACAAATTAATATACATTGTAAAAGGAAGATAATAATGGGTAGAAAAAAGAAATATACTCTCAATATAGATAATGAATCTAATATTCTATTTAAAGCAATATTAAAACAGGTTAGTTCAACAGATAGTAATGATTTGATACATTATTCAAAAGAATATCCAAAGAACCTTGAAAAAGAAATAGAAACTCTTACCAATGTATTGTTAAATAGATTAAATATGTATTTTGATAAAAAAGAATCAAAATTATTTGCTGTAAAACGTAGTTTTTTGAAAAACGTAGATATTTATATATGTACTATGGAAGTATTAAAAGAAAGGAAATTAATAATAATTTAAAAAAATATATACACATTATGGAAACAAATGAAATAGAAAAACAAATCAATGAATTTATAAATGATACCTACGAAAGAATTGAAGAAAAATTAGAAGAATGTACAAATAACATTGAAATCAATTGTTCAAATGTACGCAGATGGATTAAAGAAAATGTAGAAAAGAATGGTGCATTTTATTGGAATATCTTCCTCCAAAATACAACTCTTAAAGTTAGTAAGTTCCTAGTTATACGAAATAGAAAGTTTCTGACCTGTTATGTTTCGGGAACTTCCATTAGGGTAACTCCTAGCAATTATGTGAATTTTTAAAATGATTTTAAATACAATCGTTATCACGTAAAACCCCCTTTAATGATTTTAAACGCAATCTTTATAAAAAAAATTGGTTATATTCGTATTTTTTTGGATTTCGCAGATATTTATATATAAAGAATAAAGAATTTATATAAGAGGTGGTAAATCCCAAAGAAATATTATTTTTATTTTTTTTAAAAAGAAAATTTGTGATTTTCTTGTAGAATATTAAAAGTTCCGCTATCTTTGCATCGTCAGAAATGACAAATGAGAAAATAAACAAAATAATTAATTAATTTAAAAATAGAAATTATGAAAAAGAAGGTAACAAATGAGGTAATTGAAAAGATTGCTGAAGGAATGAGAAAAGATTTACTACCCGATTTCATTAATAATGATTATGAATATTATTACAACATTCTCCAAGAAGCTATTGAAGAAGTTACCGAACAAGATGATTTAATCAAAAGAATAGATATCGGTAAAGAGTTCACAGATTACATTAATGCTGTATTAGCAAGTATGAATTACCCTTCAAGATATGAATTAGATAATAATTCACAGGCATTAATCAATACTTTATATAATGAATACTTTGAATGTTTGGAAAGTATTGTTGAAGATGTAAAAGAAGAGTACACAGATGTTTATATAGAAATAGAAAATAATAAGATTGTAGTAACAGCGGAAGATTAATTAATTAAAAATTAGACAATATGAAAAGAGAAATTGTAAATTATAATGTGATTGGTTTTAAATCAGATAATGATGGTAATAGAAAATTAATTGTTAGTAAAATAACATTTGATGTAGATGAAATGCCTATATTGTCAGAAAATGATTATTATTGTGTTAAGGTAGAAACTGCCGATGGAGAACTTATAGTTAAAAAATCGGGAGAATATGTATTTGACAAAGACCAAATTGATAAAATAGTTGCTGACCAAAAAAAGGTAGATGAAAATGCAGAGGTAAAAGTACATACATTGAAAAAGATTTCATATACTAATTTTTATTATGACAAAGATAATAAGATGATTTTCAACAATTACTTTAATATACATTTAATAAACGTTGAAAACATACCTTCAAATATAGCTGAAATTACTAGTAAACTTAATCTACTATCAAACGTATATGGTTCAATATGGATAGATATTAATGATAGTAGCAAACTAGATGAAATGATAGAAGAAAATTTCATTATTGAAGAAGAAATTTCATATTAAAAGTTTTTATTTATATCGGATGCAGATGATTGGGTTTGTCTGCATCTACAAAAGATTTTTGGTTTTTATTATTTATAATAGTATTGTTTATTATCACTCGGGCAAATCATTTGTGAAAATCGTTTGCCTTTTCAAAACAATTTATTTTTATCAATTTTAGAAGGTGGTAGCTAGATTGGGTTCTTCTACCATCACCAAGTCAAATTTAGTTCAATTAGATAAAGATTTTCTCATTTGGGGCAGAAATCTGTGAAGACCAACTGCCCTATTTTTTTCAAAGAATTAAATAATAAATAATATATAAAATATGAAAGTAAGATGAATAAAATAGAAGTTGAGCAGAACGGAAAATATACTAGTCTGCAGATAGAAATAGAAAATATCAAAGAGATTAGATTATCATTTAAAGATTATAAAGTATCAGAAATGGAAGTTAAATTTTATGATAACAAAAGAAATTAATAATTAAAAAAATATATAAGTTATGAAAGAAATTATCAGTTTTCCAAAATTACAAGCCGAAGACATTGAAGTAAAAAAAGGTGGTAAAGTCAATGACGATTTAAATTTCTATCTGTTGTATCAAAATTCAAGAACGACTATGAAACTATTAGACGAAACATTTGGTTCGCTAGGATGGCAGATTACTTATACGTCAGTAGGAAATACCATTTATGGCAATTTATCAGTTTGGGATGAAAACAAAATGCAATGGATTACCAAAGCAGATACGGGAGAATTTTCGTCTGTGGCAGAAAATAAAGGATTATCATCAGATATATTAAAACGTTGCTCAGTAAGACTAGGTATCGGAAGGGAACTTTATACAGCGCCAAGAATAGTACTACCAAACACAATAAGGGGAGAAGTTAAAGTAAAAAGTATTCAATACGATGATGATAAAATTATTAGTCTAGAATTAGAAAATAATGGAAAAACAATATATCATTGGGACATTAATACGGGCGCTACATTGTACGTTAATAATGGCGGTAGTACAAATATATCAACTACTACAAATAACGTCAATACAGAGCAAAAAAAGATATCTGTTGAAGATGTTAGAAGTATTGGTGCAGATTATATGAAAAAGATATCTGAGAATGATAAAAATGAGTTCACTAATTTTATGAAATACTACATCAAACGGGTAGAGAATAACAATTTCAAAGGTGAATTTAAAATAGAAATTTTATGGGACAAATGGAAAAATAGTTCCTATAGAAAAGCTAGCTGAAAATTATGATAGAGGAATGGAGGAAAATAAAAGGTTTTGAAGATTATGAAATTTCAAATCTAGGTAGGGTAAAATCATTGAAATATGGTAAAGAGAAGATAATGAAACCTGCAAAAGATAAAGATAGATATTTATATGTTCATTTGTATCAAAATAAAAAGACGAAATGTTATAGAGTACACAGACTAGTAGCACAAGCATTCTTATTAAATCCTAATAACTACCCCGATATAAATCATAAGGATGAAGACAAAACAAACAATTGTGTTTCAAATATTGAATACTGCAGTAAAAGTTATAATAACTCCTATGGAACAAGAACCGAAAGAGCTAGTAAGGCAAAAAGCATACCTGTAGTTCAGACTGATATGGAAAATAATTACATCAATGTTTATCAATCAGCAAGACAAGTTCAAAGAGAATTAGGTTTTAATAAAAGTAATATAGCTAGATGTTGTAAGGGTAAAACTAATAAGGTAAATGGATATAAATGGTATTACCTAAAAGACAGAGAGTTTTTATCAGATTTACCAATAGTTTCAAGAAAAGAAAAAATTCTATCAAAGAGAGAAGATAGAATAATTTAATAATAATTTTGTTATATTGTATATTAAAAAAGCGAGTTAAAAAACCCGCTTTTTTTCATTTATAATATTGCTTTAAATTCATTTAATATCGTTTCATTTTTTAGTTTAGCATAGTGAGCAGTCATTCTTGTATTGCTATGACCAAGTGCCCTACTTACGCTTTCAAGTCGCAAACCTTTATTTAATAAAAGACAGGCATAAGTGTGGCGCCCTAAATGACTATGTAGATTCTTATTTATATTACACGCAACAGCTAAAAGTTTTAGATATTGATTATATTTTTGATTTGAAAGAACACCTAAATTTCCATTATATTTATCCCATATCATTTTTCCCATAGGTAATACCAAACTCAGATACTCCACATTAGTTTTTTCTCTTCTCTTTTGTATAAAGTAACAACCATTATTCTCTTTTAAATCATTTGGTCCCAAGTTAAACATATCAATATAAGATAACCCTGTTGACATTTGGAAAACGAACAAATCTCTAATTTTCTCTAATGTGCCCTGTAAATCTATATTTATTATTTTCTCAATCTCTTCCTTATTAAGAGGTGTTATTTCTTTTGTTCCTTTACCAACTCTGATATTACCAAAAGGATTAGTTTTTATCTTCCCATTATTAAGAGCAAAATTGAAAAAACATTTTATTCTTGTAATCTGAGAAGAGAGGGTACTTTGTTCATATTTTGTTTTCAAATAATAAAGAAAATTTTCTGCATCTGCATTTGTTATTAATGATAGTTCTTTTTGGGGATTATGCTGTTCCAAAAAATTAGCAAACGTTATCTCATATTTTCTAATACTATTTGGATTTCTTTTCCTTTGTATCTCTATAAAGTCTTTATATAAATCTTCAAGGGTATATGTTTTTGCACCACCATATATTAGATACTCTTTAATAATGGCAGGTGTAATATCTATACCATTAATCAATAAATCCCTTTGAATAGCGTAAATTTTCGCTGTATAAGCACTTAAATATACCTTCAACTCATTATCCTTACGCTGATGAAATAACCTGTTAAATTCAACGTAATCCATCTTACGAGGAATAGCGAACATTACTCTATCTCCATTGATACTAATAGATACCTCAATGGGACTTACATTAAACCTGTTTGCCCTACTCTTACGGCAATAATAGGTAATTGAAAAAGAACTTTTCATAAAACGTTAATTATCAAATTGTTAATACTACTTTCTTAAATCGTTACTTTAACGTTAATAAGCTAATTAACTTTATGTTAGTATCTTATGATTTTTGATACTAAAATAAAAACTTAAAAAACGTTAAAAGTCCAAGCGCTTTGATAATTATCGTTCATTTTTAGCATAAAATTTGCGACAGGGTTTTTTTCGTCACAGATTTGGCACAAACGTTGTCATAAACTACTTATTAAACCTGCAAAGAAAATTATACCCTATATGGTATAAAATAACGTAAAAAACCACTTATTATACCCTTTATGGTATAATTTGATAGACAATAAAAAAAACGTCTATCGTCTTACTGATAAACGTTTTCTTTCGATTGTGATTCGGTTGGGATTCGAACCCAAGACCCACAGCTTAGAAGGCATTCGTTAAACGTTTTAATATCAGTTAGTTACGTTAATAAATTTAATTAAAAAAAAGAACGATAACACTTTTGTCACATTTTATGCACTTTTTTCGTTAAAAAAATCACATAAAACGTTTACTTGAACCGATTACAAAATTACTAAAAAAAATTTATGAAAAACCTATACTTTTTGATTTTATCAGATATTTATAATAAAAAGAAGTTATGAAAAAAGTAAGAGAATATTTAGTACTAGGATTAAAGGTTACACAAATGATTTTAGAATTACCAATAATTATGCTCAGCAAAATAATTAGAGTATGCGAGGAAAAGAATGGTTAGATAGTTTTGGAAAAAACTACGATAACGAAAAGGAGCGTTTAAAACGATTGTTGAAAAAAGAAGGTTTGTCTTTTGATGAAGATATTTTCCACCATACCATTTTAAAAGTTTTTGAAATCTTAGAAGAGAAAAACGATTTAAACGAAAACGAAATTAAAGGATATTTTTTCAAATCGTTAGTTACAAATATTAAGCGTAATGAATTATATGCCTGTAACAATAATATACCAATTGAAAATGTAGAGGATATTGGGTATATTATAAACGATAACAGGGATATCAGCAAAATATTTAGAGACATAAAGAAAAAGTTTGGATTGCTAGAATATAACGTTTTCAAGTATTATTACCTATCGTCCAAATCTAAATCAGAAATAACACAGATGTTAGGATATGATGTTAAACCAATAATAAGCAAGATAAAAGAATGGATTAAAAGAAATGAATAATAAGATAGTTGAATGGCTATATAAAGATAAAATAGTTAGAGACATACTAACCAATATGGGGATAGATGAAAACGATATAGATGATATTGAACAGGAAATTTATCTGATACTATTAGAATACTCAGAAGATAAGATAAAAGAAATGTATGAGAAAAAGCAACTGAAATACTTTATAGTTGGTATCGTTTGGAGGCAATACTTTTCAAGCACCTCTCCATTTTTTTATAAATATAAAAAGTATTATACAATAATAGATGAAAATATAAACACTGAAAACGATGAATGATTTAAAGAAGATAATGAAAGAATATGCTCCCAATAATGATATCTTTTGCGAAGATGATGAACTAATGATGAAGATAAAGAAGGCAGTAGATAAACTAGAAGATGGGGATAAGATAATATTTATAATGTATTGCGAATGTGGCAGTATGAGGGATTTGGGAAAACAATTAGGAGTATCGCACACAGCAATATGGAAGATAATAACGAAGATTAAAAAACAAATTTTAAATGATATTGGATATATTGATGATTAGTTTAATTACCTGTTATATAGTTGATGTAACAGATATAATAGATAACGTTAAAAGATTAATTTGGAAATGGACGTTTGAAGGAAAAAGAGAATACCAAGATTTTACATTAAAACCTTTTGATTGTTCGTTATGTTTAACGTTTTGGATTTGTATCATTTATTTGATAGTCACAGGAAACTTTAATTTAAATGGTATTCTTTTAGTATGCATCTTTTCTTTTCTTACTACCTATATAAGCAAATTATACAGGATTGTGGGAATATTGATAGACGTTATAGAAGATAAGATTTTTGGATTAATAACTAATTTATAACATTATATATTTATGAAAAAAGAATTAAAAGCGTTAGAGAAGTACGAAAATCATTTTAGAACAGCTATAAAGTTTGATTATTATACAGCGTTATGGCAAAGTGATTTTGATATTATAGTACCAATCTATCGGAAATGGACTAATGATAATAATAAGATAATTCTCTCTTGTGGTAAATGTCGCTTAGACTTTATGAAAAAAATGGGAGAATTGTATTTTAAAAATAAAGAAGAATATGGGACACGTACCAGCAGTGAAACCACCAAAGGAGGACGAAAGGGAAAGGAAATTAAGACAAAAGAAAAAGAAATATCTTCTAGACCCAAAGGTTGATGAAGTAGCAACTCTTATAGTAAAAGGATGGTCACAGAAAAAGATTAGAGACCATTTGTTTGAAAAGTATAATATATCTAGACCAAATGGAGCTAATTATATTAGAAAAGCTTTACAAGCGTTAGATGTTGTACTTTACGAAAAGGAAGATAAACTATTTGCCATACAGGTTAACAGAATGGAAGGTTTGCTTGAAACAGCAATGAATAATAATGATGTTGCCAATGCTATTAAGGTTATAAATGAAATGAATAAGGTATATGGCTTACATAAAGAAAAGAAAGATATCAACCTTAAAGCACCTACAATTAAATTTGAATTTGGTAACACAAATAACGTAGATGAAAACGATGTAGATAATGAGTAGGAACCAACAAACATTTATAGGTTATCAACCATTTCCACATCAACAATATGTACATAAAGGTATAACCAAATATGGAGTAGGTTCGGGACATATTCATTGCGTGAAGGCGAAAAGGCAAATTGGGAAGAGTTATATTATTATTAATGAACTTTTACGAACTTCTATTAACCATAGTGGTACAATAAGTTGTTGTTTATCTCCTACACTTAATCAAGCAAGAAAAATTTATAAAGAGATATTAAAAGCAACTGACCAAAGTGGTGTTATATTAAAAAAGAATGATAGCTTATTGGAGATTGACTTGATTAACAAAAGCAGTATTGTATTCAAGTCTGCAGAACAAAAAGAGTCGCTTAGAGGATATACGTTTAGTGGTATTTTATGTATAGATGAAGCCGCGTATATATCAGACGAAGTTTATTCAATTATAAGACCAACTTGTGATGTACACCAAGCGCCAATATTAATGGTATCAACACCTAAATTTAGAATGGGATTTTTCTTTGAACATTTCCAAATGGGATTTCTTGATAAATTTAAGGGTAAAATAAGTTCTTATGATTTATGTAAGTTTGATACAAGTGCTTTATTACCTAATGAAACGCTTGAATTATATCGTCAAATGTTACCAAAGAATATGTTCATCACAGAATACAAAGGCGAATTTCTTGATAGTGAAAGTATTGTATTTGGTGATTTCAAAGAATGTATATATAAAGACAATATAGATACTTTTAGTGAACTATATGTAGGAATTGATTGGTCTTCGGGTACGGGTTCAGACGATACCGTAGTAACTGCAATTAATGAACGTAATGAACA